CAGACAAGCCTCATGGCTGAACGATCCGGGCGCGCCCTGATAGGCGACCCGGCCGGGCTTTTCCTCAGTTGGAGCTGCTACTTGCATCGATCACTCCCTCGGTCTCGGATCGATCTGGCGCTGCCTCGGTGGCGTCACCATGACCGGATCGGCCCGCATTTGGGGCGCTGACGACGGCTAGGCCGCCGCCGACTGCGCCACCCGCCCGGCCTTCAGCCGCTCCGCGACCAGGAAGGCCAGCTCCAGCGCCTGGTCCGCGTTCAGGCGCGGATCGCAGTGGGTGTGGTAGCGATTGGACAGATCGTCCTCGGTCACCGCCTGGGCGCCGCCGATGCATTCGGTGACGTTCTGGCCGGTCATTTCCAGGTGGACGCCGCCGGGGTGGACCCCTTCGGCCTCGGCCACATCGATGAAGGTCCGGACTTCGCCCAAGATGCGGTCGAACGGCCGGGTCTTGTAGCCGTTGCCGGCCTTCAGCGTGTTGCCGTGCATCGGGTCGATGGACCAGATCACCTTGCGGCCCGAGGCCTTCACTTCGCGCATCAGCTTGGGCAGGCGCTCGCCGACCTTATCGTGACCGAAGCGTCCGATCAGCGTCAGACGGCCCGAGACATTGTCTGGGTTGAGGGCGTCGATCAGCGGAAGCAGGTCGTCGGCGGTCATGGTCGGCCCGCACTTCACGCCGATGGGGTTCTTGATCCCCTTCATGAACTCGACGTGGGCGCCGTCCAGCTGACGCGTGCGCTCGCCGATCCACAGCATGTGGGCCGAGGTGTCGAACCATTCGCCCGAACCGCCGTCCAGACGCGTCAGGGCGCTTTCGACGTTCAGCAGCAGGGCCTCGTGGCTGGTGAAGACCTCGACCCGGCTGAGGTCCGGATGCGTCTCGGGCGTGACGCCGACCGCCTCCATAAAGGCTAGGGCCTCGGTGATCTTGTCGGCCAGCTCGCGGTACTGGGCGCCGGCGGCGTTGTCTCCGGCAAAGCCCAGGGTCCAGCGGTGGATGTTGTACAAATCGGCATAGCCTCCGCCGGCGAAGGCGCGCAGCAGATTCAGCGTCGAGGCCGACTGGTTATAGGCGCGGATCAGACGCTGCGGATCGGGCGCGCGCTCCTCGGCTGTGAAGCCCATGCCGTTGATGATGTCGCCGCGATAGCTGGGCAGTTCGACGCCGTCGATCTCCTCCAGCGGCGACGAGCGGGGCTTGGCGAACTGGCCCGCGATCCGCCCCACCTTCACCACCGGCTTGCGTCCGGCGAAGGTCAAGACGACCGCCATCTGAAGGATCAGGCGGAAGGTGTCGCGGATATTGTCGGTCGAGAACTCCTTGAAGCTCTCGGCGCAGTCGCCGCCCTGCAGGAGGAAGGCGTCGCCCCGCTCGACCTGGGCCAGCTTCGACGTCAGGCGCCGCGCTTCGCCGGCGAAGACCAGCGGCGGCAAGGCGCGCAGCTCGTCTTCCACCCGCGCGAGGGCGGCAGGATCCGGATAGTCCGCCGGCATATGCAGGGCGGTCTTGGTTCTCCAGCTTTCGGGGGTCCAGCGTGTCATCGCGCAAGAATAGGACTTCGCGCCTATTCAAACAACGAAAAGCCAGGCGGATTTTGCCGCGAAATGTCAGTCTTCCGAAGAAGGCGACTTTTCCGCCGCAGCTTCGGCCTTGCGTTCAGCCTTCGCCGCCGCCTTCTCGGCCGCCTTCAGCGCTGCGGCGCGCTCGCGTTCCTGACGCTCAAAGCTGTAGTTGGGTTTGCGAGCCATCGGCGTCCTCGTCTCATATCTTGATCTTGCGGTGAAGGTGGCGATGCATTGGGCCGGACGCAATCGCCAAATCCCGCACCCTGCAAAAGCGGCTCACAACAGTCTCTCCTTGCGCGTCAAAATCTTGGCGGCGGCGTCGAAGGCGATGAACAGGCGGGCTAGAAGGGTCATAGGGTCTGAACGCTTGGCCCTATTCGATGTTCAGTCCCGCGAACCTTCGTCGCACCCGAAAGGCAGGCGCCCATGTCGACCCAATCCATCCTCATCGGCGGTGTCGAAGCCGGCGGCACCAAGTTCATCTGCGGCGTCGCCGCCGCCGACGGCGTGATCATCGACCAGATCCGTATCTCGACGACGTCGCCCGACGAGACGCTGGATGCGGTTGCGGCCTTCTTCGTCGACGCCCAGTCGAGGCACGGCCGGCTTTCTGCGCTGGCGATCGTCAGCTTCGGCCCTTTGTCCCTGAAATCCGACGCGCCGGACTTCGGCGCCATCACCAGCACGCCCAAGCTCGGGTGGAGCGGCGTCAACCTGTTGGCCCGTCTGGGCCGTTTCCTCGATGTCCCAATGACGCTGGACACCGATGTGAACGGCGCGGCCGTGGGCGAACGCCTGTTCGGCAACGGGCGTGGGGGTCGGGGTGATGATCGACGGCGCGCCGCATGGCGGGGCGAACCATCCCGAAGCCGGTCACATCCGGCTGCCCCGCGCCAAGGACGACGAGACGTTCTCGGGCGTCTGTCCCTTCCACGGCGACTGCCTGGAAGGCTTGGCGAGCGGGCCGGCGCTACAAACGCGCTGGGGCGCGGCAGCGGAGACTTTTTCTCAAGATCATCCGGCCTGGCCGATGGCGGCGGAGTATATCGCCGGTCTGTGCACCAACCTGACCTAGGCGACGATCTCGGCAACGAGATCGCCAAGGCCGCCGAACGGCTGGCGAAAAAGCAGGCGCGCCTGCTGAAGAAGGCGGGAGGGTAGAGCCGTGGAACGCGCCCTTATCGGCCGTCTGCTCGATAGCGTCGCCCTTGTGGCCTTGGTCGATCGGCAGGTTCACTTCAAAATCAGGCCGCAGGGTTCACCTTTGCCGGCCGTAGTCGTCAACAAGATCAGTGGCGTGCCGACCCGTCGCCTGGACGGTCAGATCACGATCACCGCCAGCCGCATTCAGATCGACTGCTGGGCCGAGACAGCGCAGCAGCTCTTCGCAGTCGTCAGTGCGGTCAAGGCCGCGCTGGACCGGGCGACCTTCGCCCACGCCGCCGCCGTCATCTGCGGCTGTTTCCTGATCGACGAGCAGGATGACGACGCCACAGAGGCGCCGCTCACTGATCAAAAGCCCCTTCGAACCCGCCTGGACTTTCGGGTCCAACACACCCCGGCCTAAGGAGGGCCGACTGTCATGGCAGATTCCGCAGCCGACATCGGCTATCAATCCCGCTTTAAGATCGGCAACGGCGCGAGCCCGCAGGTCTATACGGCCATCGCCGAGGTCGTCAGCTTCACGCCTCCCGGCGCGACATTCGGCGAGGTCCAGACCACGCACCTGGGCACGCCCGGCGCCATGCACACTTATCGCCCGACGCTTGCGGATCCGGGCGAGGTTCCGTGCACCGTGAACTACATCCCCGGCGGCACCGAAGAGGCGGCGATGCTGGCCCTGTTCGATCGCTCGACCCGGTCTTTCGAGATCGAATATCCGAACGGTGCCCGCGTCCAGTTCCAGGGCTTCGCCCGTAACTTCGAACCGGGCGAGGTCGCGCTCGAAGAGCTTCTGCAGGCCAGCTTCACGATCCGCGTCTCGGGCAAGCCGACCTACATCCCAGCCCCTGCCCCGACCGCGCCGGCCAACATTGTCGTTCCTACGATCTCGGACACGACCCCGACCGTCGGCCAGCCGATCACCGCCACTGACGGCACCTGGACCGGCGCGCCTACGCCGTGGTTCTCCTACCAGTGGAAGGTCGCTGGCGTGGATGTACCGGGCGCCACAGGCACCGTGTTCGTCCCGCGCGCCGAGGACGTGGGCAAAACTGTCACCGTGCAGGTGATCGGCTTCAACAAGACCGGCACCGTCACCGTTTCGTCGGCGGCCACCACTGCTGTCGCGGCTTCGTAAGGGCCGCCCATGAACGTGAACCGAATGAAGGGCGAAGCCACCCTTATCGCCGGAGCGCAGACGTACCGTCTGTTCTTCGGCACGAACGCCATGGTCAGCCTCGAAGACAGCCTGGACATGTCGTTCCAGGAAGTCGGCGCGCTGCTGGCCAGCGGCAAGGCGCGGATCAAGCAGATGCGCCTGGTCCTCTGGTCGATGCTGCTGGAGCACCACGAGAACGTCACCGAGGCCGAAGTCGGTCAGATCATGGACGAGGCCGGCCACGAGGCGGCCGGTGAAGCCATCGGCGCGGCCTTCGTGGCAGCCATGCCCCAGGCGAAGGAGGCCGACACTGGCGACGGTGAAGCCCGCCCTCAGACGGCGGCCCCAGCCGCCAAGAAGACCGGGAAAGGTTCTGGGAAGAGCTGATCGAGGTGTGGGTGACCGCGGGGTTTGATTTCGACGCGTTCTGGCGAAAGACCCTGCGGACCATCAACATCGAGCTTGCTGGTCGCATGGCCGCGTTCAAGCGCGAGGAGGCCGATCGAGCGCGCTGGGTCTGGCACACGGCGCGGCTTCAGATTATCGATCCGAAGCTGTTCCCGCGCTCCCCGGCTGCACTGCTACCGAAAGAGAAGACGATCCAACGGCAGGACTGGAAGGCGATGGAAGCTGGTGCGCTGGCCTGGACCGTCAACGTCGGCGGCACGGTGCTTCACTGACGAGAGGGCGGCCCGGTGGTCGCCCTCTATCGGTAGGTCAGGCGGTCGGAATAGTCTGGAGATGTAGGCGGGGCGTCATCGCCATCACACATCAAACCGATCTCTCCGATCTGATCGTCCGGCTCGATAATGAGTTTGCTGCTCTCCGTTCCCGAAATGACGAACCGCTGCCAGCCAGAATAGGCGCCCATTCGGTTCTTCCCGTTGACGTATCCGCAGAGGCGTCGCCGGTCACCGTACACATCGCGGAACCGGGCGGCGGGGTAGTCGATCATCTGGCGGTCGAACTGCTCTCGGGCTCGTTCGAACTGCGGCTCTACAGGCGGGCCTAGCAGCGGCTGCTGCGCCAAAAACCCTGCCGCAATCATCACCATCAACATCAGCTTCTCTCCATCTGGCGCGCGAACCTCGCCCAGACCGATGGCGGCTGTCGAGTCTTGGGAGCAGCTTGCATGTCGAATGCGGCAACCGTCGGCGCCCTCCGCGTCATCCTGGGTCTTGATTCCGGTGAGTTCGAAGGCGGCCTGACGAAGGCGCAGGCGCACCTGAAGAAGGTCGGCGCCCAGATGCAGTCGATGGGCCAGACCATGATGGTCGCCGGCGCCACCATGACGGCCACTATCACCGCGCCGATCATCGCGGCCGGCTTCCATCTGCTGCAGGGCAGCCAGGACGCAGCGGCGGCGGCGGCCCAGGTCAAGGCCGCGCTGGAGAGCATGGGCGGCGCGTCTGGAAAGACCTTCGACCAGTTGTCGAAGACGACCAAGACCGCGGCTGACGCCTTCCGCGATGGCCCTGAGGCCTATGTCGGACATCACCCGGTCTATGGCTCGCTCGATACGGTCGGATCAATCAAGGACGGCTCAGAAGCTCAGACGACACGGATCGACATCGGCATCCTGCCAGTTTCGGACGTCGCCGCCGCCGCCCTCGCCGCCCCGTCAACGCAGGGCACGCGGGTCCAGTGGTGGGAGGGCGCGGTTGACCGAGCCTCGGGACTGCTGATCGGCGCGCCGGAGCTGAAGTTTGACGGCGAGATCGACAAGCCCCGGTTTCAGGTCGGCGATAGCTGGCTGCTGACGCTGGAGTGCGGCACCCAAGCCGAACGCCAGCTGGAGCCGAACTCGGACTGGCGCCTGAACCACGCGACGCATCAGCGTATCTGGCCCGGCGAAATGGGCCTGGCCTATGTCGACGGCGTCGCCCGCAAGAACGAGTGGCGCAGCCGGCCGGAGAACCCCGGTCTGTTCAAGCGCCTGCTCAACACCTTCGTGCCTTTCTCCAAGTAGGGCGATCCATGCACCCCATGATGAAGCGCCAGGCTGCGACGCAGGCCTGCATGGACCGCTTTGCCTATAAGGCTGTCGAGCCGGGCAAGCGCGACTGCGGCAAGCTGGCGGCCCACGCCATGGGAAAGATGGGCCGGTCGGCGAAGCTGCTGAATGGCACGCGCCACAAGACCTTCGCCGGCGCCCTGAAATACATCCGCCGCCTTGGCTTCAAGGATCTGATTGCCCTGATGGATGCGACCGGCCTGGACCGCGTGCCGCCGGCCGCCGCCCTGCCCGGCGACATCATCGCCATGCCCTCAGAGGGCGGCGACGGCTTCGGCTGCTCGCTCGCCGTGGCGCTGGATAACGGCCGGGTGCTGGGCCTGAACCCCGCCTCGGGCCTGATCGAACCGATGATCCCTCACCTGTTCATCTGCGCTTGGAGGGTCTGAATGCCGTTCCTCCTGCCGACTGCTGCCTCCGCCGTCGCGGCCGCCGCGCCTGCCGCCGCCGCAGCGAGCGCCGGCGCTGCCGCATCGGCCGGGATCGGCGCGACCCTGACCAGCATCGCGGGCAACGTCCTGATGAATGTCGCCATCTCGGCGGCGATGTCGATCTTCCAGCCCCAGGTCGGAGTGGCGGGCCGTACGTTCGAATGGACACTGGACCCTGACGGTCCGATCCCCTTCGCCGCCGGCCGCATCGGCGTTCCCGGCTCGGCCGTCTACCGCAAAACCTTCGGCCCTGACCTGATGTATTACGGCATCCCGTCGGTGCTCTCAGGCGCCGGCCCGATCGCGGCTTTCGAAGGCTTCATGGCCGACGACGAGACCGTGACCTTCGACGGCTCGGGCAAGGCCGTCAGCAGTCAGTATGCGGGCGAGCTTTGGTACAAGACCAGCCAGGGCGCTCAGCCCGACACCGCCATCACATCGCCTACAGGGCTGAAAAACGGCGCGACCCTTCCCGGCTGGACCTCGGCGCACAAGCTGTCCGGCAAGGCCTCGTACATGATCGTCATGGGCGAGAACTCGAAGGGCACGGCCTTCCCGACGGGCGAGATCAAGCCC